CCAATGCTCTTGGCACACGTCGCAGAGCACCAAGCTTACATGATTCGTCAACAGGTAGAAGCAGTTTCCAACATAAATCTTAACCCTGCTCCTGACTACGATAAGTCTAATCCTTCGAAGGATGATGAATACGTTACTCTTAATCCTGAAGTCGAGACGTTCATTGCACAGAAACAAGCTTTGGCAATGCAACAGTTGGCTCAACAGGCTGCACAAATGGCTCAGATGCAGCAGCAGCAACAGGCTGCACAAGATCCAGCAATGCAAATGGCACAAGCAAAACTGCAGTTAGATGGTGCTAAGTTACAAGCAGACGTACAAAATGATCAGCAGAAACTAGCTCAGAAGAATCAGGAACATCAAGACAAGCTTTCCATTGAAGTTGCAAAGCTGCAGCAAAAAGGACAGCTTGATCGTGAGCAAATGAGGGCAGACCTAGCAACTGTTATAGCAAATAGAGGAACTCAATAGTGGCTAGTAAAGGAATGGGGATAAAAACGTCAGTAAAGTCTGGTAATTTCCTTCCTACGAAGTCTGGTGCTGGTATGACTGAGAAGGGTGTTAAGGCATATCGTCGTGCAAACCCCGGATCTAAACTAAAAACTGCCGTAACTGAATCTGATCCAAGTCCTGCTCGTGCAAAACGTAGGAAGTCATATTGCGCTAGATCTGCTGGTCAGATGCGCGACTTTCCAGAAGCAGCAAACAATCCGAATAGTCGTCTTAGACAAGCTCGTAAAAGATGGAAGTGCTAATCGTGATAAATCGTAGTTCAATGTCTCATCAAATCGAAAAGGGAGTACGTAACGTGCGTGGAATGGGTAAAGCAATGAAGGGTGGCGGTTGCGTCACTGGTAAGGGTTACAAGCGTGGCGGTATGGTTGCCAACGCCGACGACAGTATGATGGTCGCAGGTAAGGCAGGGATGGCTGCTAAGACGGGTAAAGCACCAAAGACACTCCGTGGTAAGGCTCGTCCTGCAATGGCTCCTAAGCCCATGCAGAAGGCTATGTCGCCACAGATGCCAATGCCTCCAATGTCGGATCAGATGATGCGTTATGGCGGTATGGTTAAGGGAAAGATGAAATAATGCCCTTGGGTAAAGATGTATCTAAAAACATCAGGGAACTGATGCGCGATAATCAGAAGACTGGCAAAGAACGTGGCATGGGTGGAAAGCCTCGGTCACGTAAGCAAATGGTTGCTATTGCACTACAAGCTGCTGGTAAGAAGAAAAAGCGTTAATACAGTATATACTTTCGTTAGCCAAAGTATTGCGTTTAAAATACTATATGATTACTTGATATATAGTGTTAAAACGTGAGAACAAAATGACGGATACTGTAATTCAACTTAAAGTAGTTCCAAAAGAAGAGCCTAAGACAGAACAAGAGAACCATGAAAAGATCAAGGAAGATCTTATTAAGGGTTTAGACTCTGTTGGTCCTGTTAGCTGGATAGTCGGCATAGCCCGTACTACAGAAGGTAATCTCATAAACTTTGGTTCTACTGTTGACCTAAAGGAATACGTATTTGGAATTAGTGTGCTTCAACATCTGATGCACCAAGCAATAAATGATTCTATTTCAGATGAATAAAAATACTGACGTAGAGACATTTGTTTATTACTTGCTTGAAAGAATTCGCAAAGACATTATTGGTCAGCAAGAATCTGTTCATTCAGGAAATGTTTCCTCAATGGAAGATTACAGGTTCAGAATTGGCGTTCTCAAGGGTTTAAACATGTCGATAGACTCGATTAAATCTCTAGTCAAGGTGAACGAAGAAGATGAGTAAAGAACTTTTACCTACGCCATGTGGTTGGCGTATTCTTATTGAGGTTTCTGACATCCAGAATGTCACTGCTGGTGGAATCCATATCCCTGATATGGCTAAATCAAATGAGCGAAACCTTACAAGTGTTGGAAAGATCGTAAGGCTAGGAAGTCTTGCCTACAATCGTCCAGACCTTGGCATGAATGATCCTTGGGCAGCAGTTGGTGATCACGTAATCTTTGGTCGTTATGCTGGTTCACGCATCGAACTTGATGGCAAGGAATATCGTCTCATGAATGACGAAGAAATTCTTGCAGTCATTCCAGAAGAAATCAAGGCAAAGATCAAGCGGGTATAACGTTACCTCTTGCAATTTTATCACATGGGGAGTACCATGCAGTTAGAAACTGACACAGAAGACACTATTATTGAGCTTGACGACAAGGCTCCGTTTCTCGAAACAGAACCACTTCGCGACAAGCTATCTAAGATAGAACCAGAAGACAAGGAAGAAGTAAAGCAGGAAGATAAGAAACCTGCGGATACTTCAGACGAAGATTCTGACAATGAAGATCTCGACGAGTACGGTGAACGTGTTCGTAAGCGTATTTCAAAAGAAGTTTGGAAACGCCGAGAGGCTGAACGTAAGAACAAAGAACTAGAAGACCGTTTAAACGAAGTCATGGGATCTTATAAAGAAACCCATACTAATTTGATCAGGTCTAACGAGGCTGCACTTTCTGCTCGTGAAGAGGCCATTAAGTCTGAGTTTGAGAAAATCCAGACTACTTACAAGAACTCTTATGACAGTGGTGACACTGATGAGATGTTCAGGGCTACTGACCGACTTACAGATCTCAAGGCAGAGCTTCGTGACATTGAGGGATTTAAGGGTCGTCTTAAGCGGGAAGCCGCTGTAGAAGAGTCTGTACAGAGGCCAAGATCAAACGGACCAGATGAACGTGCCGTTGATTGGGCTTCAAAGAATGAATGGTTTGGTAAGGATGTCGCAAAGACAGGTGCTGCCTATGCCATTGATGCGAGTCTGAAGTCGGAAGGTTTTGATCCTTCTTCAGATGACTATTACGAGGAACTTAATAATCGGCTTTATAAAGAGTTTCCTTCCCTTGCAAAGAAGGAAGCACCTAAGACTGCCGCAGTTAAATCATCCTCGCAGCAAGTAGCTGGGGTTTCGCGTGGCTCCACTAGCCGCCAGATTAAGCTTTCTCCATCACAAGTACAGATGGCAAATAAGCTTGGCGTTCCACTTGCCGAATATGCGCGTTATTTAAAATAAGGGATATTGAAATGCAACCAGCCCGTAAAACACGAGATGAGATTTCTCGCAAGAAGACTTACCGTCCACCTTCCGTCCTTGATATGCCTACACCTAACAGTGACGATGTTGAGTATCGTTGGATTCGAGTAGCAATTCGAAACGAAGATGACGCTAAGAATTTATCCAGCCGTCGCCGGGAAGGCTGGGTTCCTGTTATGCAGGACGAACATTCCGGTTTTGATGGTCCTTCTGTAGGGGATGGAAAGTACACTGGAGCAATTGGTATCGGTGATCTGGTTCTCATGAAGAACAGCTTTGAGAATAATGAATCTCGTAGAGATTATTATGCTGGAAAGACTAGTACTCAAGAAGAAGCAGTTGACAACGATATGATGCGCGAACAGCACCCTTCTATGCCTTTATTGAGGGAGCGTAAATCAACCTCAACTCGTGGCACTCGGAAAAATAAATTTGATGATTAATTTAATTTCGGGGCCACAGCTAACTAGGAGTTAAAAAATGGCTGCTTATGGCTTTAAGCCCCACCGCCACCTTTCGGGTGGTGTAATTCGCGAACAGGAATACCTTATTTCTGCTTCGTACACGACTAAAATCCACACTGGTGCTCCAGTAAAACTTGCTTCGGGTTATATCAACCTTGCAGCGGCTGGTGACACGATGGTTGGTATCTTCGGCGGCGTTTCATACGTCAACGCCGCAGGTGAGACAAAGTTCTCTCGCTATTGGACTGGTGAAACAAGCGCAACGAACATCAAGGCACTTGTCTATGATGATCCTGATATCTTGTTCTCTTGCTATGACGATGGTGCTTCAGACTACTTGACACAGGCTGATGTTGGTTCAACTGGCGATCATGTCGCTGGAACAGCAAGTGACATCACTGGCGTGTCTGGTGCGATGCTTGATACATCCACTGTCGGCACTGACGCTGGGTTCCGTTTGATTGGTCTTGTACCATTGCCGGGAGCCGCTTTTGGAACAGCAAATGGTACACAGGTAGAAGTGATCGTCTTGATCAACGAACACCTGTATGCTCGTTAATAGGGAGAAACAACAATGATTAATCGCGCACAAATCCTCCGGGAACTTGAACCCGGCCTCCATGCTCTCTTTGGCATTGAGTATAAGCGTTACGAGAATCAACACGCTGCGATTTTCGACGCAATGACCTCTGATCGTGCTTTTGAAGAAGAAGTGTTGATCGTCGGTTTTGGTGCTGCTCCTACGAAGGCAGAAGGTCAGGGAATTTCCTATGACGATGCTGCTGAATCGTGGGTGTCTCGCTACAACCATGAGACGATTGCCCTCGGCTTCCAGATCACGGAAGAGGCAATGGAAGATAATCTCTATGATTCTCTTGCAACTCGCTACACGAAGGCTCTTGCCCGTTCTATGGCCCATTCGAAGCAGGTTAAGGCAGCATCTGTGCTGAACAACGCCTTCGCTGCGTCTGGCTACACGGGTGGCGATGGTAAGACTCTCTGCGCCACTGATCACCCTCTCTGGGGTGGTGGTACACTGTCGAACCGCGCTGCTGCAGACATCTCTGAAACGGCACTGGAAAATGCTTTGATCTCAATCGGCGATTTCGTCGATGATCGTGGCCTTCCAATCGCTCTTCAGGCTTCCCGTCTGATCATTCCTAATGAATTGACGTTCGTTGCAGAGCGTCTCCTCAAGACGGAATATCGTCCGGGTTCTGCAGACAATGATGTCAACGCAATCGTTTCGACTGGCGTTATTGGTGGTGGCTACACCGTCAACAACTACCTCACCGATCCAGATGCGTGGTTCATCAAGACTGACTGCCCAGACGGCATGAAGATGTTCCAGCGTCGTGCGCTTAAGACGGCAATGGAAGGTGACTTTGAGTCGGGCAACGTGCGTTACAAGGCTTCTGAGCGGTATTCGTTCGGTTGGTCTAACCCACGTGCCGTCTACGGTTCGCCGGGCGTCTAATAAACTGGGGGGAGGGAAAAATCTCTCCCCCTTTTTCAACTTGTACTGACAGCCTTGGCTGACTTTGCGAGACAGTACAATTTAACGCAATAGGAGACTACAATGGGTTCGACTACTTTTTCAGGTCCAGTTACATCTAAGGGTGGCTTTATTACTGGTACTGATGTAAACTCTACTTTGACTGCTTCTGCTACTATTACGCAGGAAACATACAATGGTCAGATTATCAATCTTTCTGCTGCCGCTGGTATGACGATTACTCTTCCTGCTGCAACTGGTACAAATGCTATATATCGCTTTGTTGTTGATACGGCTGTTACAAGCAATAGCTACGTTATTAAAGTAGCAAATGCTACTGATATTTTTATCGGAACCGCAAGTGTTGCTGGTACTACTGGTACAGTGTTTAGCACTATTGCAGCTTCTGATACTCTTACTATGAGCGGATCTACAACTGGTGGCCTTGCTGGTTCTTATGTAGAGATCATGGACGTTGCTGCTGGTGAATTTATTGTTCGCGCAAACCTTCTTGGTTCGGGAACTCCAGCTACACCGTTTAGTGCTACAGTATCGTAATTAACAACTGAGATAGGAAAACAAAATGGTAGACGCAGTAACTTCTCAAACCTTACTTGATAATAAGACTCGTCTTATTATGAAATTCACTAATATTTCTGATGGTACTGGTGAATCAGCAGTTACAAAGGTTACTGCGTCTACTTTTTCTTGTGCTGAACTTTATATTGAACGAGTTCATTTTATGACTCATGGTATGGGGGCAGATATTCTTTTTGATGCAACTACACCAGTGGTAGCACTTTCAGCCCCTGTTAATGCTACTATGAGTTATGACTTTTCTAGTTTTGGCGGCATTAAGAATAATGCTGGTACAGGCAAAACAGGTAATATTAAATTTACTACTTTTGATGCTTCAACGGGTGACCGTTATACAATTATTCTCGAAATGAGAAAAGTTGGCTCTATCTAAGGAATATTTTAAATGGCGACTTCAGGAACATCTGCATTTAATCTAACTGTAGATGAGATTATTGCTGAGGCTTATGAGCCACTTGGAGTTCTTGCACCAACTGGTTATGAGCTTAAGACAGCACGTAGAAGTTTGAATCTTCTATTTAGAGAAATCTCAAATAGAAATCTCTTTGCATTTATCTCTGAGAAGGATTCAATTTCTACTGTAGCGTCTACCGCTACATACACCCTTGACTCAGACGCAATTGACATCATGAATGTCACGATTAGAAACAACTCTTCTGACGTTGAATTAACACGCTATTCATATAGCGATTATGCTATAATTCCAGATAAAACATCTACTGGTGTTCCATCCATCTACTACGTGGATAGGCAACGTGACGCAATTGTGTTATACCTATGGTCTGTTCCAGATGGTGTATATACAGTTAATTTTGAAAAGAAGCGCAAGATTCAAGATGTTGGAGTTTATACCAACAATATAGATGTTCCTGATAGACTTCTTCCAGCCGTCATTACAGGATTGACATATAAGTTGGCTCTTAAAAGACCACCTTCATCCGCAGCATGGCCTTCCTTCCTTGCTGAATATGAGCGAAATCTTAAATACGCAATGGAAGAAGATCGTGATCGTACTAGTACATTCATGTATCCAGATATGCGTAGACGTAGGTAATCATGAGTTCTATTAGCAACATGTACCTTGGTATCTGTGATCGTTGCGGATTGCAGTACAAGAAGGTCACTCTCAAGAAGGAGTGGACAAACATGGTTGTGTGCGAATCATGCTATGAGGAAAAACATCCTCAGCTAGAGCCTATACTAGACCATGAACTATACAACTTTAAAAGCTGGTATTGTAAGCTGGTTGAACAACGAGTCTACGGAACTTGCCGCGAATTTAGATCAAATCATTAAAAATGCAGAAAATCGGATTTTTCGTGAGTCCGATCTTCGTTTGTTTAGAAAACACGCAACTGCTAATTTGATTGTCTCTGACCCATATCTTGGATTACCAGCAGACTGTCTGGTTGTAAGATATATCCGTTTAAACACCGGGGACTTTCTTGAACTTCGTGCAGAAAGTTTTATTCGCGAATACACGCCTAATGCTACAACTACAGGAACACCAAAATACTACGCTCATTGGGATGCTACCACGGTATTTCTAGCACCAACACCATCTGCTACATCTACTGTTGAAATCTCATACACATTTAATCCAGCTTCTATTATTACTGCAACGACTACATGGCTTAGTACAAATGCAGAAGATGTTCTATTCGCTGCGTGTGTGTACGAGGGAGCGATTTATCTTCAAGCCGCGCCAGACCTTTTAACTATGTACAAAACAAGTTATACTGAGGCAATGCAGCGTTTGCAACTTATGGAAACAAAGAACTCATCTGACGAGTTCAAAACTAAGGGTCTTATCTAATGGCGAGTGCAGTTTGTAATTCATTTAAAACAGAAGTCCTTGGTGGGACTCACGACCTTGACACTGATACTATCAAGTTTGCGTTATATACAAGTTCAGCTTCTTTGTCGGCTTCAACGACAGCTTATAGCACAAGTAATGAAGTTGTAGGAACAGGTTATACTGCGGGTGGAAACACATTGACAGGTGCGGTGATTTCTCTTGATAGTTCTACAGCAATTGTAGACTTTACAGATACATCTTGGACATCAGCAACTATTACTGCTCGTTATGGACTTATTTATAACTCTTCAAAAACAGATAAAGCAATTGCAGTTCTTGATTTTGTGACTGATCAAACTTCAACAAATGGAACATTTACGGTTGTGTTCCCATCAGCAGCGGCAGCGACGGCTATTATTAGGTTGTCATAATGACGATTTCATTAAAACATAATTTTACTTCTGCTAAATCAGATGGAGCAGATGCAACGCTTGTTCAGCCTTCTAATTGGAACGCTGAACATACGTTGCAGTTGGCTACTGGTAAGCTTGTAGGCAGGACTACTGCGAGTACAGGTGCTGCTGAAGAAATTGCTGTTTCTGGTGACCTTCTACTGTCCAGTGGTACGCTTGGTATAAATACAACTGTAGCTACGCTTACTGGTATTCAAACCCTAACAAATAAAACACTTACATCTCCAGTAATAAGTTCGCCAACTATTACTAGTGGAACTACTGTAACTGTTCCAAGTAATGCTTATGACCTTGTAAATAAGACATATGCAGATTCTTTGTCTGCTGGTATCAACTTCCACGAAGCTTGTAAATACGCCACCGCCGCAGCACTGGCAACGTGTACATACGACAATGGTACGTCTGGTGTAGGTGCAACATTGACAGCTACAGCTAATGCTGCGTTGTCTGTTGATGGATTCACACCCGCTTCTACTAATAGAATCCTTGTAAAAAACCAAGCATCGGCATTTCAAAACGGTGTTTACACAGTAACCCAAGTAGGAGATGGATCTAACCCATTCATTCTTACTCGTTCATTGGATTTTGACGAAGCTGGTTCCAGTGTTAATCAGATTAATGCTGGTGATTTCTTACTTATCACAAATGGTTCAACAAACGCAAATACATCTTGGGTTCAGCAGACACCGCTGCCAATAACGATTGGTAGCACGTCAATTGTATTTACGCAGTTTGCAGCACCAGTATCGTATTCTGCGGGTACTGGCCTACAACTGGCTGGTACAGTATTCAGCATTGACAGCACCGTTACAACGCTTGACGGTATTCAAACCCTCACAAATAAAACACTTACGTCACCAACTCTGACAACCCCTATTCTAGGTACTCCGCAAAGTGGTACTCTTACCAATGCTACAGGTCTGCCTATTAGTACTGGTGTAAGTGGTCTTGGTACTGGCGTAGCTACATTCTTAGGTACACCTAGTTCTGCCAATCTTGCTTCTGCAGTTACGGACGAGACTGGCTCAGGTGCGTTGGTTTTTGGCACGTCACCAACATTTATCACAGATATAACTTCTCCCGTTGTTAATGGTGGTACTGCTGTTTCTTCTACTCTTACATTGCAGTCCACATCTGGTGTTGGTGCTACTGACAGCATTGCGCTGAAGGTTGGTAACAATGGTGCTACAACAGCACTTAGTGTTGCTACAACTGGCATTGTTACTCTACCAACTACTAGTGCATTAAAACTTCCTGCTGGAACAACGGCACAACAGCCGTCTGGCGTCACAGGAATGATCAGGTTCAATACAACTGACACTACGTTTGAAGGTTATAATGGTTCGGCTTGGGCTGGTATTGGTGGCGGGGCCGTAGGCGGCGGTGTAAATGCATCAGTAAGTACTTATACAGATCAAGTATTCTTACTTAATAGCAAAACAGTTCAATCTAACTATACCATTCCTACCAATGACAATGCTGGATCTTTTGGTCCAATAACGGTTAATTCTGGTGTAACTGTTACAGTTCCATCTGGAAGTACATGGAGTATTGTTTAATATATGTTGGGATTTGAAACAACTGCATTTGAAATGTCTGCATTTGAAACACCAAATGCATTAGTTTTAACAAGCAATACTGGAACTACTATCAATATAGGATCAGTTGTTATACAAGCTGGTGCAACTATATTGCCTATAAATCAAGGTATGACAATTGATTTAGGTACTGTTGTTTTAACTGCAGATTCAAATACAGACGTTACTTGCAATGGTTTAGTTATTAGTGTAGGATCACTTGATATATACGGTGATTCAAATACTAATATTTCTGGTATTTCTGTGTCTTTTGGAACGCCGAGCGTTGTTGTAAATGCTAACGCGAATATAATTCCAACTGGTGTGCAGTTAAATATTGTATGTAATAATGTTGTAACATGGGGCTTACTTTCAACTGGTATTAGTGAAACTTGGTCAGTCGTGCCAAATGCAGATTTCGAAACTTGGACTGAAATTATAAATTCAAGTTCAGAAACTTGGACTGAAGAAAACGCGCAGGGTAATTGAGGGTTTAATAAATGGCTAGTAGTACTTCTTCACCGTTAAGAATGGAATTAATCGCAGTTGGTGAAAAGTCCAATGAGTGGGGCGATATCACCAATGAAAACCTTCAAATGCTTGAGAAGGCTACTACTTCTTATTTAGAGATTTCTAGTTCATCTACATCACAAACACTTTCTGTAACTGACTTCACTATTGGTGATTATCACAATCTAGTTTATAAATTTACTGGAGCACCAAGCGGTGCTGTAACTTTTGAAGTACCAGTATATGAACGACCTTATATTATTCATAATGCTTCTGGTCAAACGATTACAGTTAAAGTTACAGGTCAAACTGGAGTTGCAGTATTAACTGGTAAAAAAGCATATCTTTACTGTGACGGAACTGATATTCGTGAATTTATAAATGCTCCAGTTGGCGAAACTACTACGCAAACGTTGACAAACAAAACCCTCGGTGCTACAACGGTAACTGCAGACATTACGATGTCTGGCACTGGACAAATTAAAGTTCCAGCAAGTACGACAGCCAATCGCAGCGGCTCACCTACTTCCGGTATGTTCAGATTTAATACTGAAGCTCTTAAGTTCGAGGGTTATAACGGTACGTTATGGGGAACTGTCGGTGGCGGTGCTACGGGCGGTGGTCCTGATGAGATATTTATTGAGAATGGTCAAACTGTGACGACAAACTACACAATCACGACTAGCAAAAACGCAGGAACATTTGGCCCAATCACCGTGAACAGCGGCGTCACGGTCACCGTTCCTTCTGGCAGCACATGGAGTATTGTCTAATGCCTGTAAAGCTCAATGGCGCAACATCTGGATCGGTGACTATAGACGCTCCTGCCGTTGCCGGAACCAACACGCTCACACTTCCTGCTGTGACTGACACGCTTGTAGGTCTAGCCGCTACACAGACGCTGACCAATAAGACATTGAGCAGCCCAACGATTACGGGAACACCTGTTGGTATCTCTGGGATGCTTATCCGCGCTCCACAAATCCTAACATCTGGCACGTCATACACAACACCAGCAGGTTGCAACTCAATTTATGTTGAGGCCATTGGTGGC